CGTTTGTAATGGTGTTGGGTTAGGTGTTACAGTTGATTGATTACCGAATGGTGCATTACCAGAGAATAGACTTGCAACTCCAGAACCATATGTACCTAGTCTTTCATAAGGTTCGTATGCTTCTAATCTATTTGCTTCTTTTTGTGCATCAAGTATTGCTTGCTCTTGTGCCTGTTGTAGTCCGCCCAATCGACCCAACTGGTTAATATCTGCTGTTTGAAAATTTTGTAAATTTGATGCTAGTTGTCCTTGTTGGCCAAATGCTGTGTTAGCTGCTGTCTGTGCGTTAGCAAATCCAGCTTGTAACATTTGTGCATTTAATAATGCTCTGTTAGCATCTTGTTGAGATTGATATTGCGATCTCATAACACCTTCTCTACCACCACCTAAGTTACCAGACTTAGCTGCGTCAAGACCAATACCAGTTATGCCTGCTGCAGTTTGTTTGTCATATTCTGATAGTGTTGCATCTATTACATCTTGTTGATACGGCGACATAAAACTTGAGTAAGCTTGTGGTCCTGAATATGCAGCTGCTTGTGTAATATAAGGTTGATAAGATCCAACACCTGCTCCAGCTAAATTATATGCTTGTGTTTGTAATGGATCTTGACCTGCAACTGTAGGTGCAAGTTTAGATGTATCTAATGGTATTGATGTAAGACCTGCTAATTGTTTTCCGTAATCAACACCTAGGTCTGTTACGTATTGTTGTGGTAAATTTTGTGTTTGTTCTATTGCCATTATATAACCTCGCTTAATCTCTCTGAAGTTGCGAACATTTCTCTAGCGCCACCTAAACCCTGTGACTCTTGAGATATCTGTCCTCCGCCTTCTAAATGTTTCATTACGTTTTCCATAACTTCTGCCCCTTTATCTATATCTCCACCACCTGCATTTCTAACAGCATCTGCAGTAAATACAAACTCATTTACACTTAATCTTGCAGGTACATCGTCAGCTTTTTCAGCTTTTCCAATAGGTACAAAACCACCTTCGTTTCTGTAATCTTTTTCCATACCACCAAGGTCCATTAATCCACCTCCATTGGCAAATCCTATTCTCCCACCCATAGCCGCTTTTTGAGTATTTTCTGGCAACGCTTGTGCGTAAGTAATAGCCATTTCTTCTGGTGTAAATTTTCTAGCTGATACTGCAGGTAAAAAATTTAATCCTGCTGCCATACCTTGTTGTTGATTTAATAAGTTTGCAGATTTTTTAAGATCTTCTAATTGTAATGCTGTGTTGTCACTTGGTAAACCTGGTTGTCCAGATTGATTGTTAGTAAATAAACCTGACACAATACCGCCTGCTATTGGTAAAATGTTTTTAGCAATGGAACCTTTAATATCTTTACCTAGAGTGCTATTATCTTTAGTTTCTGTTTCTAAAAGTTCTTTAACACTTTGTCCCATTTTAGATTGTTTAATTGTATCAATAGCATCACCAATCCAACCTGTACTATCTTTACCTCCAGGAATTAAATCTATATAGTTAGCTCCTGTTCCTATAAGTGCAGCTGTTAGTAATGGATTTTCTTTTATCTCATTTGGAATTAAATCATCTACAAGTTTGTCTTTTGCTTTTTGAAACCATGATCCAATACCATATTGTCTTCTACCATCAGCACCCATGATACCACCATAAGCTGCCGTTTCTCTACCTTCTTGAGTTGCCTCATCTACTTTAGCAATTCCTTCAGGGCCATATTTAGTATAAAAAAATCTTCTTAGATCATCAATACTTTTTGGACCTTCACCATTATGATCTTCTCTAAATTCATCTATTAATAATTCTAAAGATCGTAATTCGAATACAGGTGTGTCGTCAAAAGCCATTTTGTTAGGCAATACCGGTCCTGTAGGTTTAGGTGCAAAAGGATTAACAGGTTTAGTTGGATCTTCTGGTAATGGTTGACCACCAGATCTCATCATCATTTCTTGTGGAGATTTAGGACCTTCGTTTCCTCTATACTTAATAGATGGTGCGTTAGTCTGTAATTCTTCTGAAATTTGAATATCTGTTATTGCCATAGTTTTGCCTAATTTTACTCGAGTTTGCTATATTACTTTGTTTTTGCGAACAAATCAAGAGGTGGCATGACAACTGTCACATCTCGTTGAACGTCTTCCTCAGGGATATTTGCAGCTTTTAAAGCTTCTTCAGTTTCGTAAATTTCCCCTGTTTTTTTGTTGCTTATTTTAGTTATTATCTTTTCTGGTGTTATTGTTGGTATATCACTCATTATGTAGTTACCTCTTTCTTAATGTTTAGATAGCTAATAGCTACATCAAAAGAGTCTGAACTACTAGATTGAATTGTAAAGGTTTTTCCACCTTCTACTATTAGCGGTTGGGTTAATAATTCTGTTGTAACATTTGCTGTTAATGCTGCTGCTTTAATAGCTGTAATACTATTATTTATAATAGTTACAGTGGGTGTGCCAGCTGATGTAACAAGAATAGATTTAATTAAATATGTTTCACTTACCAAAGGATTACCTGATCCAAATGGAGATAATGCGCTACCGCTTGTGCTATCATCTATACCTACAAATTTATATTGGTTTACTACTGCCATTAATCTAAAAAGAAACTTCTAGCTTCTATCTCCTGTTTTAATTCTTCTTGAAATGTAGTGTTAAGTTTTTCTAGAACTGCATCTAAATCTCTAACTAAAGATTGGGCTACATGTGGTTCGTATTCTTTGCTAGCTCTTGTTAATGTTTGTACTATCTTTGCCATAAACCTGCTATGCCTCCTCTACGAAAATTACTGTGTAATCCTCCTGGACCTGAAGTGTGTCTTGATGATCTACTAGATGATTTACTACTACTTTTATTATTAGTATCACCTTGCCAATCAGCACCCGAATAAACTGTATTATCAATCTCTACAGCACCTGCACCACTATCTAATAATGCTTCTTCATAGTTTCCATAAGCTTTATCATCAAGCATTCTATCTGTAATTTTATCTAATCTTTTATCTGCTCTTCTTTTATCTCTAGCCTTTTCATAAGCAGATTGTGTATCATAACCGGTAAGTTGTTTTCTATATTTATTTCCCAACATGGCTAAACCTGCTATTCCAGCAAAAGGTAAAAAAGGAGAACCTACACCTTTCATTAAAGTATTTGCTCCCATTCTTAATGCTCCTCTTTTAAACATGTTTGTTAAACTACCAGGAGAAAAAGCTTGATTAATTCCACCACCTGTAAGTACATCAATTGCTGATTGTTTTGGAGCAGCAATACCTAATCTTTCGTAAGCTATTTCTAAAGCTTTATTCATTCCATATTGTCTAGCTAGTGGAATTGCAATAGCCATCACTAATTGTTCCATTATCTTCTTCCTCCAGCTTGTATATCTAACCTAAACGTCCCTAATTTCCAATTAGTATCTACAGCAGTATTAGATATAGTTAATGCTATTGCTCGAGCTCGAGCTCTTGTATCTACTTTTTTAGTACTTGATGTAATTGTAAAAGGACCAAGTGATGAACTTGATGATGAATCATTTGGATAGTTTCTTAAATCTAATTGAACAATTGTGTTACCACTTTGAGAAACAAAATCAGGAACAATTCTACTTACTCTCATAATATTTTCACCATCACCTCTAAGGTCAGCCATATTAGTTGCTGCTCCTCTTATAACTTTTTGTGTAATATCATAATCTCCAGAAGTAATATCTGCAGGAATAGCAGACGTTGTTCCAATTTTAACTTGATTAACTCCTGTTTCATGTTCATAATAATAAGTAACACCATCAGTATTTCCAACTACGTCAAAAGAACTATCAGTGTCTGCATCATATGCTGTTGCATGTGGTAAACCAAATATAGCAGAATCTTGCCAAGTTGTTCTAATAAATAAAGCACTAGCATTAGTAAACCAAATAGGTCTTTTGGCTGTTGAATCTAAATAACTGTATGTAACAGCTCGAGTATTAACATTAGAATTTGCTGTTGGATAGAACCAAGTAATTTCACCAAACAAGTTATTAATACCACAAAATATAAATTGGTTAGATGTTGTATTTAAATCATCATAAACATAATCTTCAACTAAACAGTCCATAGATTGTAGATTACCATCATAATTAAAAAAACCATTTTCAGACATCCAATAGGCGGTACCATCTACTTCGACGGCTGCATTCTTACCTATCAATCCACAGTTAGTACCAACTTGTTCATAGGCAAAAGTAAAAGGAGTTCCAACAAATCTCATAGTAAATAAAGATGTATCGGTCCATATGTAAATTGCATTTCTACCAAGTTTCGCTCCCATGATCCGTGATCCGGCGGCCAGTCTTTGTGTACCAGCGCTATTCTCAGCTGTTGGTGCGTAAGTATTAATATCTTCTTGAGAAGAGAATCTTATAAACATATCATCTTGTGTAGTCTTGTCACCAATAGTTGTTTCGGTTCCAAAGAATACTAAGTGACGATCTGGTGTAGATACTAACATATCTCTAGATGCAGTTGGTGCACCTGATATAATTGTGGCTCTTGTTGTCACAGCATTAGCTGAATCTGCATTCCATTCAAAACATTCTCCGTTAAATATTAAAGCTATTAAGGTGCTGCCTAAATTATCAAGAGCCCATAGTCCTGGTTCTGCAACTTTATCAGTATTAGCTGCTGCTTGACCCCATCCTGAATAATCACTGTAGTTGGTTACAGTTGCACCATCACTGTGAGAAGCATTAGTTGTTCCTCGAACGTTTCTTACAATTCCCGTAAATGTAGTTGAGGTTAATCCCGTGTAAGAAATTTCTTCATTATCTACTTTAATATAATTTGTTCCGGTACTTGGAAACCCAGTTGTACTTGCTACCGTAATCGTAGTTCCTGAGCCACCAGTTCCATATGCGTCAGCACCTAATGCTCCGTTTAAAGTTGTAGTTTGAGCACCAGTAACACTTCCACCAAATTGAGCAATACCCCAACCGTAAACTCCAACTTGTTCAGCTGGTCCTACATGGTAATATTGATAATAAGTAATTCCACCAGAAGTGCTGGCTCCAGATCCTCCTTCATTACTATCCATTGTTATAGTAATCGTGCTAGCTGTAGGTACTGATGTAACCATAAATTTTCTATCCGCAAAATTTGCAGATGTAAAGTTAGAATCAGTAATGGAACTAAAAGTAGAAGCATCTCCAAATAAAATAATATCTCCTGCTGAAAAAGTATGAGTTGTGGGAAATGTTATTGTCACCTCAGGATCCCCATTAGTCGTACTAAAACAATTTGTAATGGCTGTACCTGATGGATTAACTAAAGGATGGATATCATAATAAACTCCTCCAGAATAAACATATAAAATTCTATTAGTTCCTAAAGCAGCATATTTAATGCCTGATTTATTAACCATGTGATGAAGGGCTCTTGTGGGACCCGTTAATTTTTTATCTCCTAGGGATGACCAACCACCTATTTTTTCTGGTGTGCCATATCTAAAACGAACATTTTGACCTCCCACCCATTGAGATTCAGCTCCGGTAGATGTCACTTGTTTGTTGAAACCTGGTAGAAATCCTAATTTTTGTAACATAATTACCTTTTATACCACTTGGATTTGAATATCAATATGGCGATTATATCTTAATGTAATTGAAATTTATTACAAGCCTATTTAAAGTATCTGTGCTGGAAATCCCCGTATGACTAAGTGTAGAGTCAAATTCAACATAGGTATTAGCTACACTTTTTATCTTTTTTTTGTTCTCAAACAAAGTGTAACCATTGTTGGTATTTACATAGAATAGAGCAGTTGTAATTTTGGGAAGGGGGAAATCAACATGAAAACCATACTCTATAGGAGACTCTGTTTTAAGGGTTAGGTTTGCTTTTATTCTCAATAATGTAAAAGGTTTTATTTTCTGCAGTAAAGGTTGAAGCAAAGTATAGTAATCTGAGTTTATATAATTTTTATCTTTATCAAAAAAAGTATGAATTAACTGAGCATGGCCATCATTCTTTTTAACTACTCCCTCATTATAATACCAAGGAAAATAAGCAGACGATAATGTTTCTTGAATAGGGTTAAACTCTTCAGTATTTAAAAAATTCTTATAAATTTTCATATTAAAAATAATTAATATTTATATTAAACCTGCATTTTTCATCTGTGCAATTTGTGCTTTGATGAGCTTTACTAGAATCAAACAACAACATCCTATTTGCCACAGATTTTATAAACTTATCCTTTACATAAGTTCCTCCGTTACAAGTGTTTATATAAAATATAGCACCTTTATGTTTAAAAGTTTTATCTACATGTTTACCATATTTTATTAGTTTTTCAGTTCTTGGAAAACAATTTACTTTAGCTCTAATTAATGAAAGTATTTTTAATTTAGTAAATAAAGGTTGAAGTAAATTAATATAATCACTTTGAGGTACGTTATCCTTATAAAGTTCATGAGCAAAATAAAAATAATCAGTATCTTCAGGACTGGTAACGTAGTTTTTATAAAAATAATTAAACTGTTCTCCCATAATAATATTTTGTATTTTATTAAATTCTTCTTGAGGAAGAAAATTATCAATAATTTTCATATAAATGTTTACTGTTTTTTTCATTAAAAAAT